GTCGCGTCCAGAGTCGTCACCGAATCAGCGGGTTGCGTTGCGCTGTCGGCCAATGCGTCACTGGCAACCGCCGCCGCGTCGAGGTTGATTATCGTGCCATTGACATCTATGTTCGTCCCGCCTGTGTAGGTGCCGCCTGACCTGTAAGCCGTGTCGGTTGCCGTTGCGATGCTGTTTGACGTGATGCCTGACAACCTAGCAAGCGGCACCGTGCCAGATACAAGGCTGCTCGCGTTTAATGCGTCTAATCCGCTGCCTCCCGTTGTGCTAAACGCTAAAACAGTTGACCCCAAGTTATGCCCCATGCCGTCAAGATTTCCGCCGAGTGACGGGCTTGTGTCCTCCGATATGTTTTGCAACGCGGTAGACCCAAGCAATGCGTTGGCCGTCACAGTGTTCGATACTGCGTTCCAAGCTGGCTCAAGCTCGCTGTGTACGATGGCAACAAAGACGTGTCCTGCGCTGGCGTGGGAGCGCGTCACCGTAGCAACAGACCCTTGTCCAACAAACTGCGACACATTAGTCAGACCTCCAGGTGTAGCGGAAACAAACAACTCGTCACCCTCTGTGTAGCTACTGGTGTCCAAGTCGCGAACCAACCCCTCCATTGTCACCCAACCATCATTGGAAGTCCATGTGTGGGTTGCCAATCCAACGACATGCGAATTGGTCACACTGTCGGCTCGCGCTACTTTGGGACGCTCGCCGCTGGCTCCAGATATATAAACCGCATCACCGTTGCTGATAGTCTCGCCAGCGTCCTTCTTTGCCCTCATCCAGAACTCTTGACCAACCTGCATGATTGCATCAGCGATGTCTGACCTGAGTGCCAGCGTGATGTCTGTTTCGTCCCAATACACATTGCCCTCGACAGACGACACCGCGCTGTTTGTTGGCACGAAATGGATACCCGTGACATCCTGCACCTTGTTTGTCCCGATCTGCAAATCAGCAGTCATCGACCGTGTGCCGTCTGGCAGGATTGCGATTGGGTCAGACTCCGCAGAGTTGACCGCCGCAGTAGTCAATCCCACAATCGGAATCGGACCCGTGCCACTCGCCACCGTTAGTATCGAGCCGCTCACCTGCACAGCGGTAAGGTCGCCAGAACCACCCGCAACGGTGAGCGTCAACTTGTTCGTTCCGTCATGTACTGCCGTTATGCCCGTCGAAAAGTTTATCGTGCTAACAGATGCCGTGACATCAACACTGTTCGTCTCGTATCCCGACCCAACCAAAACACCACTCGACCCCGCAAAGTCGGACGCAATCACGTTCAGCGTACCAACGCCTATCGGGTAATCCTCGCCACCGTCAACCAGGATGATGCTGTAAAACCAGTTGGTCAACGATGTGCCTGTCTGCACGTTGTTTAGATCGAACTGGATAAAGTGTGCCTCGTTGCTTGTGAGGTTTGATGTCGCAGTGTATGCAGATGTATTGGTCAACTGCTGCCGAGCCTCCCAGCGTGCCGTGTTGCCCGTCAGCGTGGGCCATGATCCGTCGACCTTGTGGCGTAGCCTGAGACGCATTGACGCCCCCTGCTGTATGTTCAGGTCGTCAAGGTCTTGCGACTGCTGGTAGTTGGCATCTACGTCGATGTACTTGGGTGGGGGGGCCGCAATGAGCGGTGTGGCGGCAATGGTCGCCGCCGTCAATATGGTTTTGAATAGATTTTTCATGGTGTGTCCTTTGTACATAATTATGCCCTAAAAATCAATGCTATACTGCTGCGTCTATAAGCTCTGATAACTCTAGTGTGAACTCACGCAGTATGATGGTTGATGATCCGTTTGCCGCTCGCGTGGTCCAGCTTAAATCAACCAACACATCGCCTGCCGTAGCGTCAACAAAAATGCAACTGCTCGTGCTGTTTTCTTCGACCACCTCATCGCCAACGTCAGTGGGGGAGTTGGTGGATGTTGGTGCGTCGTGGAACATAGTCCACGCGATAGGCTCAGGAGTGCCGCCGATGCGAACCAACGCCTCAACATACCAATCTGTACCCCAATCCGTCATTTCCAGAGTGCCTTCTAGCGTCATGTGAACCTTAAACACACCTGCATATCCATCCTTGACTAAAATGCCATTGGTGGTTGCTTGTAGCACGTTGGGGTTTGTTTCTATGTCGGGGACTGCTACAAAGTTGCCAGCCCAAGTACCACTCAGCGTACCCGCACCTCCCTTGATTGTAGAAGCAGTGTTGGTTTTCGTGATAGCCTTGACTCCACCGTATGGAAGGATCGACCCGTCTGGCGATTCAATGTCCGTAGAACCATCAACCACAATGTGCCAACCCAATCCGTCACGGTCTGTCGGCTTCTCAATGCGACACCCGATGCCCTGAATGTCTTGCAGGATGTTGGTAATTCTATTTGCATCGCCAACGCCAGGAACAGTGCGAGACGGTGCGTCGTTCTGGTGTGTCTTTAAAAAGTTGCGGACAATACCCATTGCTACACAGCCCCCCATGCCCCGTAAGTCACTGTCGTAACCTCAAGCATGTAGTTGCCCCCTGCGCCTTCGCGCTTCTTGACAGCATACACCCCATTGGCAGGATCGTTCAGCGCGGCCAGTGCCGTGTCTGTTGCTGCCTCGGTCATGCCTACATACTTGTACATGGTAGTGGTGACAGTTCGGTCCCATCCCGTCACGCCACCAGCCGCCGCAATAGACGCAGGCTCCTTGTCCTCGCGTTCCGATATGACGATCTTGTTTGCGCTAGTGTGTGATGTAAGCCAACCCATGATTGCTCCTATCCTGCTGCTTTGAGATTTTGTATCAACACAGCTTTTGTTAGCCGCAGTTCTTTCACCATGTTTTCGCGTGCCTCTTGAGCGAGTTTGTCGGCAAGGTCTTTGGCGTTCTTATCGTCGATTACTTTTTGTTTTTGTAACGCTACGATAGCTTTTTGCAGGTCTTTCATTTCTATGAACGCTTGGTCGTCCTTGCTCAACTTTAGACCGCGCTTTTTCATTCGCTTACGGATGTCGGCTTCTCTGTCGTCGTCGTCTTTGACCGCACGCTGCGCTCTTTCCTGTGCTCTGCGCTCCTCTTTGTTCATCGCCAATCCTTCTATCTGCTTCTGCTTTTTCTCGATGTCAGCCGCACCAGCCGCACCAGCCGCAAGAAACATTTTCTGACGATCCTCGTCCTTCATGCGGTCTAAATCTTTTTGTACTTGCAGCAGTTCTTCGTTGTCTTTGATATTTTGCTTGTCTTGTTTCGCTGCATTATCGGCGGCCTCTGCCGCAGAATCGGCTGCTTTCTTTTCGGCGTCGTATTGTTCTTTAGCTGCACGGTCTGATTTTTCCTTGGCCAGCGCGGCGGCTTCATTTCGCCTGTTTTCTTCTGCTGCTGCGTCTTTCTTTGCCGCTTTCTCTTTACGTATGCCGTCAAGCCTTTCCTTCCTCTCTCTTTCTGCTATTCCGCCAGCCGCCGCTCCCGCCTCTTCTGCCTCCCTTACAGATGCACCAGCAGAAAGTGCTCCTAAAATTGCCGCACCTTTTTGTATGGTTGCCTTGACCGTTCCAAACACCTTGCCCAACTTCTCAACTATGGGCATCAACCACTTGACAGCTGCCGCAACATTTTCGGCCCACAACTCAATCAATCCAGATTCGGTGAGTTCCTTGGTTTTCTCCGCAACCATATTGAGGATGTCGCCATAGCTGCTGTGTGCAATGATCGCCGCCCCAATATCTTCTCTAGCCTGCTTGAATGCCTCGTTCGCCTTGCGTTGTCTATTGGCAACACCTTCCTGCGTTCTGGCATAGTCGCCAATAGCGTTCTTGGATTGATTCGTCGCCATTTCCAACGCCGTCATTGCTTTGGCTTGCAACAGGGAAACGCCCAAGTCGGCTTGCTTTGCCTTCACCGCGTTCTTGTATTCGTCGGAACCTTGACGCACCACAATGCCTAGCGACTTGGCTTGCTCCGATTCACCCAGCAGCAGCTTGGTCAACGCCTCTGTTGCACCGCTTGCGCCCTTGCTGTAGTTCGTGAAGGACGCAAGGTCGATACCGAGCCTCGACACCTTGTCGGCCATCTCCAAGGCTTCTGCGCCAGTAAAACCAAACCCCGTCAAAAGGTCGCCAATGTTGCCCAGCATCTCCTTGGCTGTGCTGTCTGCCAAGTCAAAGCTGGCAGCAAGGTCATTCGCAATGGCATCTGCTGCCGACTTAGACGACGCAAACACCGCAGCGAACTTTGTGTCAATTTCCTCTGCTGCACTCGCAAAGCCGATAAAGCTCTTTGCAGCAGCAATGACGGCAGTTCCAACAAGGGCAACGGCAACCGCAAGACCCTTGGCAGCTTTGGCCGCACCTCCGAAACCCTTAGCCATTCCAGCCTTTAGCTTTTCCGCAGATGCCGAAACCTTCTTGAACGCTCCCGCAGTTGAGTCTTTAGCCCGTACAACTATGTCAATGATGTTTGCCATTATGTCTGTTCGTTTCCGTTATGGTTTAGCCAAACCCACTTAACCGCTTTCAAAAAGTTCTTGATTGCTTCTGTTCTCTGCGCACTCTCCGCAAAGTTCTCTGCCGCCACATCGCACAACATGGTGCGTGCATCATTGGCAGATATTTCCGTCAACCAATATTCAGGGCTTACACCAGGAAACGCCTTGCACATTATCCCCGCGAAGGTTTGCGCTTCGTCTACAACGTCGCTAGATTCTTGCGGTTTGGCGTCTGGATCTGGAACGTCCGTTGTGTTGCCATCAAGCGTACTCAGCCTGTCGCAAAGCTCGTCAAGTTGCGCGTCATGGATTGCAAGGTCGTCTGCCCACTTGTTGACCGTTTCGCTGATCTGCTGCGAACCCATCAAGCCTCGTAGCGTTGTGTCGCCTGGTTTGCTGTGAGCGTGTGCAAAGATGTAGACAAGCACTTGGTCGCGTTGGTTTCCAGCAAGCAACTTAAACGAACGCAACCACCAACTCTCAGCAAGACGATGCAAGGAATACCAATCCACACCACCATACGAAACAGGAGCACCCATAACCCACGGAACAGACCCGTCAGACTCTTTGTCGCACTTCTGACGCAAAGATGCCAACCAGACAATCTCTTCGTCTGTAGGGGAAACTCCCCCCGCTCTGAAGGCTTCCAGAGCGGAGGTGAGCTTGGGACTAAGTGACGGAGCAACCATCTAAACAATCCCCTTGATTATGTGCGTGTGACGCCTCGCGCAAACGTGTAGGCAGCTTGACCGTATCCAGTGTTTGACACCGCTTCTCCAGTGTTCGTTCCTGGACCGCTCGTCTGCTGCCAACCCGTTGACACGATGGATGTCGGGGTGCCGACAAATGTCAGGTTGACAACTTCCTCGCCAGCGTATCCCTGCCCTGCAAGATAATCACCATCTTTGTCAAGGTCTGGATCGAAGGACATCGACATTTCCCATGACGAGTTCTGCGTCTCTGCGCTTCCTGCCGTGACGGAAAGAATGTCAGGCACGGTGACGTTCGCAGCTACATAGGTAGGCAACGCGGTAGTCAATGCGCTGACATATACGAACGGTGTTGCTGGCGCAGCAGTCGGTCCGTCGCGATAGGTGAACGTGACCAATGGCTTTTTACCAGCAGCACAAGGGCTGTAATCAATCGCAATACCCGTAATGAGTAGGGTGTTTGTGTCAACAAGGTCGCCAATGTCGCAACTGTCTGCGGCAAATGCGGCAGGGAAGTCGGTAGGCGGCGTGAGCACTGGTCCGAGATAGATATATGTGGCCGTTCCAGACTCGATGTTGTTGTGGGTGTTCTCTGCCACAACGTCGCCGTCTGGTCCACCCGTCGATACTCTGGTTCCAGAAAGCGATGGTGAGTTGCTTTGTGGTTCCCAATTCGCTCCAAGTGCCAATACGTCGATTGCTCCAAATACTGGTGCGCTCATGGTTATGCGTCCTCACTTTCTGTGTTCTTTTGCTTTGACGGTTTTGGCGTCTTGTTTGGTGTAGTGGCCGCGTTGATTGCCGCCATCGCTTGCTTGTTCAAAGTTCTGCGCAACCACAACTCATTGATTGCCGCGTCGGGTAGTCCAGCGTCAGTTGCTGCGCTAATAACGGCATCCGTCACGGTGTGGCCCTTGATGATTCCTATTGCTTCAAGATTCATTATGCTACCTTCCTTGTGTATATAATCAAATTCCACTCGATGTATTGCAGGTTGTCATTGTCGCCTGCGTTGCCTGGTTGCGGTGGACCGTCTATGTAAAGTGCGTCGAAGTGGGCAAGGGTCAAAGGGATGTCTGGTGACGTGCAAAGCCACTCGCCAACGGAGTGCGCCACGGTGTAAAGATCCACTTGGAAAGGGTCGTCTGGTCCGTGCGTTATGGCGCGAACTATGACAGGGTAAGCCCTTAGTGCCGAGTCATGCTGTTGTGGGTGACGCTCCGTAGGGATGATGTCAACCATTGGACACTTGCGGTCCAGCTTGTTGACGCTTGCGTCGATAGCACCGTCGATGTCCGTCTTGACTCCACGCGCATACACAGACGTACCAGATGGCACCACGGCTTTGATAGCCGAGTGTATCAGCTCTGCAATCTCTATTGTTATGATTGTGTTTGCCATTATCTGCCTGCGTTCGCCTTCTTTGTCGCCAATGCAATCTTGTTGTCTAGTCTATGGTGTAGACCGTCCACACCCTTTTGTACTGCCAACCCCGTGATGCCTGGATATGCCTTCTCTAGGTAACTCAACTTGTTAACCAGCCTCACGGCTATTGTCTTTTCTTCGCTGCCCAATGTCTCAAAATACTTTGCAACCCTAAAGTCTGCGCCACTGACCGTCTTTGGTCGCTTGTCGCCTTTTAACGCTCCCAGCTTGCCAACCATGACGTTCCATGTTTTCTTTGCAAGTCCTCGCGCCTCTATGACCCTTCTGTCGTCTTTCCTGTCCCACGCTGGCAAAAGGGCTGGACCCTTGTTTTGTCGTCGCCTAACAATAAAAAACGGTGCTTCTTTTTGGTATCTCGCCAGAGACACCTTTTCGTCGTGGGTCAGGTTCGCTGGCTTTCCTGTTTTTTCGCTTCTCCGCACCTTTCGCCGCGCTGACGAACTTGACCGCTTTGCCTCTTCCCACGTTGGGTTGACTAAAATTGTTCTATTCTTTTTCCCCAGCTTGCTCGCGGCCCTACCAGACTCCGCAATCTTTAACGCAGCAAACGTCACCGCATCATCTGTGCTTCTGCCTGTTTCCTTTTGCAGTCGATCAATCACATGCCCCAAGTCACCAAGGGTCTTTGCGTCAATCTCCGTGGAAACACTAACCGCCATACTTCAAACCGTAGTTGATGTGCAACGTCTCACCGTTATTCTGTGGCGAAACGTCAATGCATGTGAACTGCTCGTAACTACTGCCCAGCGTATCTTTAATGTCTACCTGGTCGCCGTTCACGGGGTAAGGCTTCTTTAACTCTGACACCTTGAGTCTGATTGAACCGTGTGCGCCCTCAAACAATACAAACCCCTGTGCGTCAACCGACGCCGTGGTCTTAGTCGCTGGGCATGTGTATGACTTGCCGTTGTGCCTGACCTTTAGCGAACCAAACTGTGTTCGCATCGTGTCGTATGCATTTGAAACCCAAGTCATTCTCTACCTCTAAGGCTCGTCCCAGCTCCGTCTGCTCGTGCTTCGGGAGCTGGGACCATTTTTGCCAATCACGTTTTACCGTGTTACGGTGCTACTTGCACCCAATCATTCGTGGTCGTACCCTTGGACACCCAAACAGCGTTGGTTCCAACTCCTGCTCCACCGATAAGCAACTGACCAGCACGCGAAGGCGTGTAGGTTGTCACCGTAGTGGTGGTGTTCGCGTCGGTCTGTACGACTGTGCGTGTGTCCAGAATCGTAGCGAGTGCTCGCGGATCTCGGACCTGCTTCTGCGTAAGGTCGGCATCGGTAGCAAAGCTAACCCCAACCACCAACGCAAAGGCGAAACATCCAACAATGAATTTCTTCATATCAAACTCCCAAAAAAGGTTGGCGTCAGGATGGAACCCCCAAGGGAACCATCCATCAGCCAGAGTCTTAGACTTCGACAGCTTCGGTATTAACCAAGGCGTCTGTCACGACAATCGGAATCCCGTCAACAGCCGTCGGACGCTCGGCAGGAGCACCAGAAGGATTGACCGCAGTACGCGACTCGCGCAACTGCTTCAAGGATTGACGATTCATCGCAATCATGTTGGGCTGCTTCGATGCTGGGAACAAGGCAAGTGCCTCATACAGCATGTCGTCAGTCAACTGTGCGCTTGCATCGCTGGCGTGCAGGTTGCAGATACGGGCTGCGCTGCGTGCGCCGCCAATCTGGAAACCACTGTAGCCCGTAACAGGAACATACAGAGCAGGGAAAACACCAGAACCAGATCCAGCCTTCTGGATGATCGTGGGTTCGTCCTCAACGACAATGTTGCCGTCGTTGCCAAGGATGTAAGAAACGTCGTCAGCACCACTGCGGAGCAAGTAAACGCTCGTCTGTGTGCTGGCAGTAGTTCCGCCAGCGTTAAACACCATCTCGTCGGCAAGGGCGTCGAGTTGGGCGTTGTCGCGCAGGCCAGGGAATCCAGTGGAATCACCAGGAGCCGCAACACCGTAGAACACTTGCGATTCAGCATTGAAGAACAACTGCTTCATTGTGCGCATCAGTTCGAGCTGCAACCATGCATCGCGTCCACCTTTGTAGGCGTCGGCAAGTGCAACGTCAGTGTCAAACGAACCATCAAGGATGGCCAGCGTGTCAGTGACGAGCGTGTCAGCAGATGCAGTCTTTGTGATGCCGTCAAGGGCAGCGCGGAAAGACGAGCTTGATGCAGTCGTCTGCTTCAAGTATTTGTGCTCGGTTCCGTTGCTTGCCACCTGAGCGTGCAAAACTTGCATCAGGGGTGCGTCGTCCAAAAGGTCGGAGACGTTTAGGTCGGCGAGATTCTGGTCGTTGAATTGAACCAGTCCAGCTAGTGTATTGTATGAGGCCATTTTGAATGACTCCTTTTTAGTGTTGGCGACTCATGCGCCGATTTGTTTTATTTTCCAGTTTTGAACAAAGACCCAGCCTTTTTGGACTCTGCGACAACTTTCGATGCCTTTCCTCCTTTGGACTCGGACAGTTCCTGTGCGTTAGCTTTCAAGGCTGCGTTCTCTGCCTTGAGTGCTTCGTGTGACGCAAGCAATGCGCTGGCATATGTGCCGCCATCGCGTACAGTTTGCGCCGCAACGTCTGAACCAAAATCAGAATCAATACGCAAGAAATCCTCGCGACTCAGTTCTGTTGGCTCATCTTCAACGACAGTCGGCGGTTCCTCTGCCAGCACTTCGGTTTCGACGGGTTCGGCTTCTACTGCTGCCAATTCCTCAACCTTGCTGACTTCGACGGTTTCGTCTGTCTGTTCGCTTAACTCAACCACGGCGGTATCTTCCACCTTTGGCTCAACTTCAATGGATTCGCTCATTGCGCTCCCTTTATCTTGTTGGGCTTCTGGATCGGATTGAACCGACGCCGAGAAAACCTGTTTATTATTAGAGAACGCCATCGCGCTTTCTGTGTTCATGTCTGCCCCGTAAGGACACACGGCAACTCCGCGTAGTGGCCACTCGCGCACAATGACGCCTGGACCCTCAAATTGATAACCGTTGACCTGCGCAACCGCACCATCTGGAACGTCCTCGACCTTGATGCCGTCGCCACCAAAGTTAATCGACGCTTCGTATGGTACGCCCTCTTTGCTTTTGTGAATAATCTCCGTTGCTCTGTCACTGTCCTTGAACGGAACAAGCGCACCAGATGCAACAAGGTCGCCACTCTCGCTGTCAAAGTGATTCAAATACCCGATGATTTCTTTTGCGTCGTGGACGTAGTCAATGGGGATGCGGGATTTATGCATGTGCATTCCTGCCAAATCATGCACGACGTTGCCCCAGAACCAATGTTCGATGGGCTTGCCGCTTCTCGCCACCATCTTGAATGGAGACGACTTTGATCCGTCGCCGTTGTGTCCGAGTTCAAACTGACCAACGACAAGCGTGCAGGCTGACGCTGGAATCTCGTCAAAGTTTGTTGTTTCATTGCTCATTCTTTCACCTTTGGCTTGCGGATCGAGAACCGCTTTTTAGGCTCAGTGGCTGCGGGTTTGGTTTCCGCTTCTGCCTTCTTGTCAAACATCTGTAGAACGTGGTCCAGTGGGTTCTTTTTCATGGTCAATCTTCTTTCGGTTTGGGATCTTCTGGGTCGTCGGTAATCACATCAATGTCATACTTGGCTGGATCTCCCGCAACTCTTTCTGGGAGTCCCATGTCTAGCCTCTTGTCAACTTCGTACTTTTCAACCTCAAGTTGCTTGTCGATGTTGCGGAATACGTTTGAACCTCTGCGACGGGCTGCGTCAATGGCGTTGTCAACTCGCAACTCGATAGCCTTCTCGTCGCCCTTGATCTGCTTGAGTTTGTCAAGCCAAGGCGAACCAGAAGGAATCCACTCGCACTCGTCCTTGAGGTCACGCAACGTAAGTCCTGCGGCCTCTGTTGCTGCCTTCAACCCCCACTCGTCGGTCGAATCATTCCACAGTGTCTGACAAACAAAGTCGGAATATTCTTTACGGGCAACGCGGTTCTTTTCGCGCTTCCACTCGGAAGCCTTTTCGTAGTCGTTAGAGTCTGCAATACGCGCAGAGAAAGACGAACGGCGCGAATCAAAGTATGTTACAGGGATGTCCAACGCCAAGAGCACAAGATGGATGTAAACATACGTCGCGTTGATGAACTCGGTGGACGGCGTGCCAGACTCAATTACCTCTATCTTTTCGTCCTCGTCCAGGTCGATCACATTGATTGTATCAAGATTGATGTCGAGGTGCGTATCTGTAGCAGTTGCCGTTGCGTCTGCTGTCTCTTCCAAAGTTCCAGCCGCACCGCCGAGGTCAGGCGATCCGCTTTTGCGCATAATGGCAATCCCGAACAGCGCGGTCAGTTTGGCCTTGAGAATGTTAGCCTCGAACGACTCCCCCAGATCCTGCACAGTGTTGATCGCGGTGGAGAGAGGGGATATGCCGCGAAACTGTGACGAGAATCTGGTGAAGTACGCATCAAAGATTACGTTTTCCGCTGGTTCAAAATGGTCGAACTCTTTGGTCTTGCCTTCTGGTCCACGGTTACAAATAGAGTATTCCAGGGGTTGACCCTGACTGCCTCTGATCATTCCCGAATCGCCTACCGCACCAGCCTTGTCTTTTGTTTCCTGCGTGGCATCCGCGTCGAACGTCTTTGGCCTTGCAATCAAGTCAGACTCGATGCATTGCAGTTTCATTTCGTCTGCAATCTTAATAAATGCAGCATCGCCTGAAACGGTTTTCTCCATTTCAAACATCCTGAAAATCTCGTCACGTCCCAAGCGTTGCGAAATATCAATGTTCTTTGCAACAGAGTGCCAATCGAATATGCGATTGACCAACTTGTTTAGGTCCGTATCGGGTGTTCTGAAGTTGAAATGGAACGAGGAAACATAGTCAAGGTGCTTGCGTACCATCCAAGCAACGAGGGAATGGTTGCGCACTTGGTCTTGTGCCGTGGCGAGTAGCTTTGAACGCTTCTTGTCGTTGAGTACGATGCCTTCGTGCTTGACCTTGGTTGCTGGTGCTCGTCGGCGTTTCTTGTCAACGATGGCGTCATACTCAAAGGACGTGATGCGCTCTTTTAGCTGCGCATTGGTTCCGTTGGTAGGCAAACCAAGGGCAGTCGCCTCACCCTGCAACTGTGCTTTATTGGGGGTTGCCATTAGTTAAACGCTCCACCTACGTTGCCGCGACGAAAGACGGGACGAGTCCCCGCCGCACGTTCCCCTTCGTTTTGCAGAGCTGAACGCATAGCAAAAAGGGTTTTGATGTTTGCCGCTGAATAGGTGGTGCCGTCCATCGTGACAGACTGACCGCCATCCATTACAGCAGTGATTGCCGTTTCAATTTGTGCGAGAGTAAGTGCCATTGCAACGCAATCTTATGAACCCTTGCAGGCAGGGTCAATAGTAGCAACGGGTCGCATTGTTACGACATAGCACCTTTGATTATATCCAGCGTTGAATACCTGCGCTCGCAGTCCAAACACTTGCGGTATCTGACCCGACGATCTGGGTTTGTCATGTTCTTGGTCGTCACTATCTCGCTATTGACTGACCCACAATGGCGGCAATGCCGTGGCGACTCGTTCGCGCCCCAATTTGCTCGCGCCTTCGGTTTGCTCTTTGTTGTGCTCGCTCGTTTTGCTTTAGACTGCGACATGCCGCACGCTCCTTTTTCTTTTCTTCTTAGGTTGCACCAATCCAACTCCTGCCGTACCGATGCCGCACGCTGCCGCACCCATAAAGCCCATCGTCATACAATCGCCATAGTCATGCGGTCCAGGAAGCGTTCCCCACTCCCAACGCATAAAGCCCCCCACCTCACCTTTGCCCAGCAAAGGCTCGCGGCATATCTGCTGCGCGAACTCGTCGTGCTTCCCCACTGGCAACGAACACGCACCCGGCGCACCGGGAGAACCCGTCCAAGCTCGCTGCGCTATCTCTCGCCAGTAGTCGGCATTGAATATCATCCATTGCTGGTGTTGTGCTTGGAATACTCGGTGATGCTGCTCGCCAGGAAAGACCTTGTTTTTCCCCGTCGGCCTGTACTGGTTGGCTGCACGTCCAAAGGCGCATACCGTTTCCAGACCGCTGATCTGTGGTGCGTTGGCCGCAAAGTCAATCACCGTATTGGCAGGAGATCCACCGCCGTCTATGACCCACAGGTTTGGGCGGCAAGGCATCGCGGCAAGCGTCTTGGCGTGCGTCGCTAGTTCCTCGTATATGATCTTGCGCTTTTCCGCTTCGGTCATCTCCATGCGAACGGGCGTACTCATCTTGTGCAATCCGTACCACAGAACCGCGCACAACTGGTCGGGGCCATAGGCGAGGACAACAGTAGACAGAGCGTATGACGGATTGATGTCGGTTGCCGCCACTACCTTGATTGCCCAATCTGGCACCACTCCAACAGGGTCGCCATTGTTGCGGGACGTTATCACGCGAGTAGTCAACGAGTATAGCGTCACGCCTTTCTTGAGTGGTCTGTTCTGTTGACCCCTCGCAAATACGTCTGCCCCTTGGTTGTATCTGTCCCACATTGCCGCATACATCGCGTCAGGGTCGCCACGTTCCCTGTCGTACCTCTCGACCCACGATACGCGCATACCCGCCGTCATAGCCTCCTTGTTGTCCAAGTAGAACTGCACCGCGTCAACCTCGCCGTCCTCGCCACGGTCAACCCTGACATGGTTCCACTCGTCCCACAGTTTAGCCGCTGCGCACTTAGGGTCAGGCCAATCACCACCAGATCCACCCTCTGGCCATTCCTCGATGCGACTCACGCGAAGGCTACGCCAACCTGGACGCGCCAGCCAATGCTCGCTTACATCGTTCTCGGCTTCCACCGTACAAGCTGCCGCCGCCGTCAATCGCTTCTGTGGTCCCGCCATGCCAAGAAACACGTTTTCTAGCACGTCCACCGTGTCAGATACCGCCGTCGGATTGTCCGACCTCGACACGTCTTGAGCATCATCGAAGATCACAAAGTCGGGCCGCAACACCGTACCATCGGGCAGGATGGCATTGAGTCCCTTTGCGTCCCCCTGTGCGGATCGTGACGCCACCGCACCGATGCTGTCAGGCAAGGTAATCAACTGGTCTGCCGTGTCCACCATCGCCCCGCAATGCGTATCGGTGTCCTTCCACGTCAGGTTCTTAAGTGCCGTTGCGTGGGTCGAGTGCTCGAAAGGTTGGGTCAGTTCTGGGTAGTCGGCGCGAAACTCCTCACTCTCCGTCAGCATCCGTTGCCACAATCGCAGCGCGGCCTTGGCGTCTCGGTGCTTCCACCCCACCAGAACAGGGAAACGGACAACGCGAGTCGCCACCAAGAACACCGTCACGCCACGAAGCACCGTCGTCTTTCCCTCGCCACGGGGTGCAGCAACCGCAGAACCCGTCCCAGTCTTTGCCGCCTCGATGGTTTCGCTTATGATTGCTTTGTGTCCATCGCTGAACGGGTACGGGTAAGACTGTTTGCCGCAATAATGCACCAGCCATTTCTTCGGATCTTTCTCAAGTCGCTTGCGGCGTCGGATGTTTTCTGGCTCGCGTCTGGCAATCATACGCCCCGTCCTGCGGTGCTTGGCCACGCGGTCAGCAACAGAGGCATTGACGATCTTGCCAAATCCAGCCACTAAGCAGACTCCTGCACGGTGACGCTCAGCACCTTGTTGCGCATAGGTAGCAGCATTAGAAAGTCGCATAGATCACACTCCGCAATGTCAAGCGTCATGCGAGCACCTTCCTGGCCGTGTATCTTAATTGCCGTTTCCGTGGTGGGAATTGATGCCCGAAAGGTAACGGATTTGCTATGTGTTGGTTTTGTCATATCGTAGAAAGGTTACATTTTATTTTC